TCTTCGTGTAGTTCAGAAACTTCCTTGCCGAGTTGCTGTACAACAAAGTTCTTAAGTAGATCTGCGTTTTCACGCATTGCTACATGGTACTTTGCTCTTGCTTCTGCAAGTTTGGAACGGTCGTCTGCAAATTCCTTAATCTCTTCACTTAGTTTGTCATCAAGCATTTTTTCCACGGCTTCAACCATAGTTGACTTATCGTGCTCATACTTTTGTGCAAATTCTTCGCGAAGTTCTGCTGTTACCTGCATACGGTTTTCTGTAACCTTATTGTTCCACGCTTCTTCGATGTCGGCTTTGATTTCTTCCGAAATAGCATTATTCTCAAAGAGTGATTTCAGTGCTTCCAACATCTTGTTCTCCTTATTTCAATCCTTGTATAATTTGTACAAGTGATTCCTTTAGATATTTCTGTGCCTTTGCATCGCCTTGAACTTCGCGAGCCATATTAAATGCCTGCATACCGCCTCGGGTATTCATCAAATGCTCGTAAATTGGTGTTGGATATGCACCAGGAGCAGATGGTTGAGCAACAATATCAACTGTGATAATTTCGAAATCACTCACATTGTTGTCCTCGTTTACGTTTCCACTACCACGTGATGAGACGCCCAGTTTAACTCCGCTTTCCAGCATTGTTTTAACCAGTTGTCCCATCGGTGTTGGTAATATTTTCATCTTGCCATAACCGTTAGGTCCATCCATCCACATTTCTTTAATCATGTGGGACACACGGTCAAGGTTAATGTTGAGTCCTTCTGGGTGATCTACTTCTCCGAGTACTGAATATCCACCGCTTATCTGATCGTTAAGAGTGTTGACAGCCCTACTGATTTCACTAACAGGATACACACGCTGGTTTGCATTGCGTACACCCCCTTGGATACAAATACCTTTTAAATGAAGGTCTTTGCCGTCTTCAGTAGATTCCAGAACGATCTTCGCCTGGTCGAATGTCAAGTTCTCTCGTAAGTTAATCACTTAATAATCCTCAACAATTATGAGCCGATAATGCTTTTACTATCAGCGCCTTTTTCACCTTTTTCAGGTGCTTTAGCGTTTGACATTGACTTACTTGCTTTACCGCCTGGTACGTTCACGTTTCCATGATCATCTGTTTTCGGAGCAGATGCTTTACCACCCTTTTCCTCTGCAGAACCTTTTGCGATATTAGCAGTTGTGCCGCCCATGTCGTTTTTACCAGCAACTGGAGATTTTGCTTTGTTATCTTCGCCTTTTGGCTCAGCAACTTTTTCAACATACTCTCTCATTTGCTCTGTTTGTGACTTTGCACCTTCAAATGCAGGTACTTCGTCTACGCTAAGTTCGGAAGTAGGCTCAAATGCCTCGTCTTCCTTCTCTTCGTCACCCATGTCATCCATTGGTGCTTCTGAGTCTTCTTCACCTTCGTCGCCTTCTTCACCTTTGTCGCCCATCATTTTTTCAAATTCGGCTTTAAGGTCGTCTAATGCGTCTTCAAGGTCTACAACACGATCTTCGATTTCTTCTTCGCCTTCTGGCTTGTCTTCGCCTTCTGCGTCATCTTCGATGTCAGCCATCATATCGTCTGCTGGATCACCGCCCATGTCGTCATCACCTTCTGGTGTTAATTCTGTTGGAATTTCCTCAGCAACTTCTTCATCAGATGCTTCGTCTACTTCTTCGTCTTTTGACTCATCAGTTTTTTCATCTTCATCAGTTGCTTCGTTAGTTTCTTCGTCATCATTGTCTGATGCTTCATCTACTTCTTTTTCATCTTCGTCATCTTTAGATGCTTCTTTAACATCTAAGTCTTCCATGTCATCTTCAAGTAGATTTTCATAAATTGTTCTTGATTTTTCAACTACGATCTCGTGGAACAGTTCTTCTGCACCTTTGCGATCTTCGTTAACTAATTTTTCGAGCATTTCCTCGAATTTGTTACGATCTGCCATTTTTGGTACCTCCTGTAAGTTTATATATGGTAAGGCTGTCAATAATATTTACATATAATTGGAAATATACGTGGAAAACAGGCTCAAAACGCAGTATTTTGAAACCCGAATGTGATTAGTTGAAGGTTTTTTTGAATTCTTCAACTGTAATATGTTTTAAATTTGAAAATTTTTGTAAACTTTTCGGTACAAAAATATCTCCTTCTTCTACTACTCTTATATATCTCGTTTTGCTATTTCTTTGCAAAATAACCCCAACTTGGCGTTCCCAATTACCGTAATATGTTGCTGGATCATTATTTCTTTTGTAATTAAGGGTGCCTGCGTATAGGTTATTAACAAGATCTCCTGCTTGTCCTGTGCCTGTGGTGCCTTTAAAATCAAAGCCTAAAATATAGATAATTTCATTTTTATGTTCAGTTGCTAAATCTAAAGCAGTTGGCCCGCTACTCCAACCTTTAGTTGGATTTAATATTTTTAATCCTTCAATATCTTTAAATGTTTTATTATGATTTGTATACACTCTGTGTGTTTTTTGCCAACCCGATTTTGCTATTTCAAATATCATTTTAGCATCAACTGCTACAAGATGATCAGGTTCAAATTCTCTATACAATGCATTGCAACCGTATATAGGTCCTATGTTTTTAAGGGGGTGTAAGTCGATTGTTCTTCTGCTGGTTCCGTTACCAACAACAAACGCCGTAGACATTTGTTAAACTCCGTTATACTTCTGGCTGTGAAGCAATGCCATACATTTGTTTTACAAAATGCAATTCTTTCTGTTGTTCTTCTTTGTGAAACTCAGATGCTCTACGTGCTTTATTAATCTGTCGGAGTGTTAATCTTGTTTTTCGAGTATCATCTACCTTAATAATGGACTCGTCGTCCATTGGATCGTAGGATTTATCCTCAACCGGCTCAAGTGTTTCTTTGTCAAAGTAAAATAATTCTCTTAGTATCATGTAACTATTTATTCCTATGCTGGAGGTGTTTCAGGTGCAGGTCCTGCTCCGCCGCCTGTTGTTGTATCAGGTGGTGTATCTGCTCCGCCATCAACTGGTGCTGGTTCTGCTTCTGGATCTATATCTTCTGCTCCGCCCATGTCAGCACTTATTCCTGCTCCACTAATACCAACGCCTCTCATTTCGCCAGCGGCATCGGTTGGCAACGGTTGTAAGTTTTCATCATTTTCTTCACGCCATAATCTTTCATTTTCTGCAATTTCTTCGTCACTTAATCCTAAGAAACGTTTCATAGCATATCTATTTGATAAGAATGGAATTGCTTGTACTTGTGTAAATGTAGGAATCCTTACATTATCAAGTTCACTTTGTCTGTAACTTGCAAAGTTCATCGGTGGTTCAATTCTTAGATCAAACATACTAATGTCAATGTTTACACCTTTTTCTAACAGGTAGCGTTTAAATTCTTGATTAAATTCTTCTGTAACAAGACTCTGTAAACGTTCACAGTATTTGTTAAAACGTAATTCTTGGATATACGCTGTACCAACTCTACCGTCGTTGTATTGACTTTGTCCTTCGTCTTGTGCCGCACTTGGCAAATAACTACTTGGAATACGTAAACCTCTAATTAATTTATTTGTAAAATACTTTAAGTCGTCAATTTCACCTAAGTTAGTACCACCCGGTAGTGTTTCAACTTTAGATCCACGTCCTTCTGCTGTTTGTGGAAAGAAGTAATCTTCGTTAGTTGATAGTGGATTGTATGCACTATCAATAACACTTGTTGATCCGCCTGTTGCACTTGGAATACGTCTTTGATGAATTTCTGTTTTAACACGCTCAACAAATTGCATTGCAAGGTGTGAAGGCATATTACCTACGTCAATATAGAATACACGTCTTTCTGGTGCTCTTTGTGTACGGTAAATGATAATAGCATCTTCAAGTAATTCTTTTTGTTTGTAAACTTTAAAGATAGATTCTAACAGTGAGTTACCAAATGGAAAATTGTTGTCTAATCCTTCTGACAGTGATAAGTGTACAACGTGTTCAGCATCAATAGCATATTCTCGCTGTCCAGTTTGGAATCTACTTCCGCCTTGTGAAGTTCCAGTGTTACCAACCATTCCTTGAGCGCCACCACTTTGATAACCTGTAGCAGGTTGTGAAGCGCCGCCGCCTGTGACATTTCCTGAAGTCACATATGGATCAGTAATTACTTGATCTCTAAAATTAAAGTTAATGTCTTTTATAATATACTGTTCAGGCTTTTTGCCTTCTGATTCGTTTACAATAATACGTGACACTTTGGCAGGATCAATGTAAAACCATTTTTTAGTTTCTGGATCTCTTACAAAGAATGCATCTCCGTATTTGAATACATTACGTAAAATACGGAACATCTTAGTATCAAATTTTTGAAGTTTACTCCATTGTTTTAGATACTGTGCTAAAATTTTTATTTCTGAATTGGTTGCTTTATTATTGAAATGTAAATTAAAACTTGTGTGATTGGTTGGATTTTTCTGCGAACAAAATTCTGCCAATATATCCAATGCCGCATTTACTTCTGAATCATTATCCATTACATTATATTGTCCATATCGTTCAACACGATTTGGTGATCCAACATATACATCTGGAAGATAACTTGAATAATTTGAACGAGCAGGACCGGGTTCTGCGCCGCCGCGACCACTAAATGGACTCATTGTGCCCATACTGTTGTCAGCAGTTGGTACGTTTGTAAAGTATCTTTTCCAACTCATATTATCCTAATCCTTTCAATAAATTACCTTGTAGACCCTTAATTGCATTTAATTGAGCCTTAAGTATTTTATTTTGTTCATATATCAATTCAGCCAATGCGTTATTATTTACATTTGCAGTCGCCATCTCGCCACCTGAACTGGTACTTGGTGTAAAGTCTGGCATAGTAGTATCACTGCTTGGGTTTGTAACCGACGGAGCATCTGGCATCATAGCGGCTGTAACTTGCTCTGGACTATATCCGTCCAATTTTGCTTTTTCTTCTGCTGATAATCCTACCGTTCTATCTTTTTCTTCGGCAATTTTCTTTTCGGCTTCGTCTTCATCATCGTCTCCGCCAAACCAACTGAACGGATTCAATGCTTTGATTTTGCCCCAGATCCAATCTACAGTATCACCAATCCAGCCGAACATTCCGCTAATAACATTGTAGATGGTGTTAATTGGTCCTTTTACTTTATCATATATCCAACTAAACATATCTCCAATCCAACCGAACATTGTAGAATATATGCTCCAAATAAATTTAATTGGTACTTGTACCTTTTCCCATATCCACTTAAACATATCAATCATGCCTTTGAATACCCCAACAATAGCGTCCCATGCCGCACCGACCCAACCTTTGATAGTTTCCCAACCAAAGATTGCTAATAGTGCCGCACCAATTGCAAGGAACGGTGCAATGATAGGTCCGAGGATAATCCCAAACACTGTTGGTAATAGAGATGTTATGAAGCCACTAATAATGATTCCTACTATTCCGCCAAGCACACCAGCAATTAATTTGCCAAGGTGTTCTTTAAAGAAGTTACCAAACCAATTACCGAATATTTCTCCAACTTTTGCCATCGCATTAGTTAATGCAGGTGATAGTTTTTCTTCCCATATTGTTGAGAAGAATTTTCCTAAATCTCCGTCGGCGGCCTTCCATGCATCTTTAAGGAACGTTGCAAATTCAGAAGCATAAGTTAATACATCTTCCATTACTGTACCAATAGAATCTGTTAAACCTTCTCCATTGCTTGTGAACCATTCTAATAAATTTCCAAACTGTTCGTTTAGTTTATCAAGTATTCCACTATCAATAAGAGTTTTCATAATTTTTGCTCTTACTTCTGCAATACGTGTTTCAAAATCTGCAAGTTGTTGTGTTGTTTTATCACGTTCTTTTTGTTCTTGCTTCATTTTTTCAATGTCAGCATCTCGATACTTGGTTGCCATTTTATTATATTCGGCCATACCACTCATCATTTCACCAAAGCCTTCTTTGCCCATTAATGATTGAACCATTGCCGGATCCATGCTCTTAACAAACTTATCAATGTCTGGTCCAAACGCCGCCATTCGTTTAACGTATTCTTGTTGACTTAAACTACCGCTGGCCATTTCTTTTTGTAGATCAGCAAACCCTGGAATAGTTGCCGCAAGTTTTTGTGCAAGTGGTGTTTGTGCTACACCGTCTGCCATATCTTTAATTGCATTACTAAATCCAGGAAGTTCTGAATCAACAAATGCAATACTGTCTTGGAAGTTTGTAAGTGCTTGTCCTGACAGTTTACTTGCCATAACTTGTACGTTTGCTTCTGCCGCTTGTTTTTTAAGTAGTGCTTCTGCTTCTTTACGTGATTTACCTGTAACTTTTGCAAGCCTGTCAATCTGCATTAAGTATTCTTCAGAACCTTTTCTAAGTTGTGATTGACTCATTCCTGATAGTCGGCCTTGCATAGCCAACTGATCCATGTATTCTACAGTGTGTTCATTAAGTGCTTCAAACGTGAAACCCATGCCCTGGAAGTCTCTATTACTATTTCTTATCTGTCTTGTTAGTGCTCCAAACTGTTTTGCACCTTCTGTAACTGTTCCTCCTAATAGCATCATGTTTTGCGAATTTGATCCAACAAATTCTGCGAACTGTGATACACCCATACCGGCATCAGTAGCCGCTCTGGTTAATCCTAAAACGCTGTTACCAAAACCTGCACCAACTTCAGATAGATCTCTAAAGTTATCAACTTGCTTTTCTAACATCGCTGTTAATCCGCCAAGTGCGTTTCCAATTAATGGAATATGCTGTAGGAAATCAGACATTCTATTACCACCGGCAATAAGTTCCATAGCCAATCCTTGAGCACCTGATACTACAGCACCAAAAGCACCGGCAATCATTCCGCCAACCATTTTAAGACCAGCGGCAAAATCTTGTAGTGCAGTTCTTGTATTTTTTATTTGATCTGTATATTTTCCTGTGGATTTTGCGGCTTTATCCATAACTCCGGCCATACCTCCAACTGCTTTGGCTCCACCGCCACCGCCTCCTGAAGATCCGCCTCCTCCGCCTTTGCCTTGTAGAGCACGAAGGATCTCTTTCATAGTAGATTCTTCTGCCGCGTTTTTCGCTTCTACGAGCCCAAAACCGGGTATGTCAACTTGAACTGCCATTATTATATACTCACTTTATAAGACACTATAAATACTTGTGCTATTACTATTTAGCAGGAGAAAAAAATGGCAGAAAATAATACACCACGAGGCCCTATACCAATTCAGCCTCAAGGTCAAAACCCGCTGGC